GTCAGAAAAACTGCTTATTATGTCGTAAAGAGAAATGGAAAGAAAAACAAAAAAATGACAATACCATCTATCAAATCAAGATACGATAAACTGTCATAAAAAAACGGAGTAGGGTTTTTATCCTACTCCATTTCATTATACCTTATAAGTATTACCTTTCAATCTTTCTTTTTCTGCAATGTACCCGTAGTAATATCTCAACGAATCTACGTTTTTCATCTTGGAAATAAGTTTCTTTAACTTTCTTCTATGTTTCCTGCGTTCTCCTACCATAAATCTCCTCCTAGCATATAATTGTAGGGAAAGGGGGAATTTGCAACCCCTCTCCCAAACCGAAACTTGATTACATGGGATTGCCATGTAATATATTATATGTAGGGTTTAAAAATATTATTCATCCTTTTCGGATTTTTCCTCTTTTTCTGCCAACTTTGCTTTTAATCGCTCGTTTTCTTCCTGCAAAGCAAGAAACGTAAACTCCGTCTTTGCAAGCTGAACTTTAAGTTCTGCGATTTCAGCAGACAGTTTCTTTTCCACATAGTCATTGAGTGTAATTTTGTTTTCATCCATTTCTTTTTACCTCCTAATTTGAATTATTTATTGTAACACTGGGAATATCGCTATTCCATTCAGGTTATCATTGGTTATGGTGTTATACTGTGCATTAACGGCTAGGTTTCCAGTCTTAGCATTAAAAGCCACTCTAACACATTCACCTCTACCAGTTACCATGTTGTGATACTGGACAACATCTGCTGCACCGGAATCACCAGGCATTAGCTCTGTTTGAACAATGCTCGCCCAAGGTGATGCTGAAGCAATTGAATAGTCGCGAAATACTACGGCTTTGAATAAACCACCATTCATGGTAATGCCATATAAGATAGTTGAACTCGGCGTCGTTGTTGTCACACTCGAACAATGCTTTTCAAAAGCAACATTAGCATTTAATGTAGTGGTTCCAGTCCCATTAACTCTACCAATTGAAATACTTCCTCCATAACTGTTTAAATATAAAGTTGTCGCAGCATTGTTCTTGTCGACTGCTTGAATCGTTCTTTGTCCAAGATTCATATGATTTCCAGTATTAGACGAAATTTGTAAGTCGTAATTCGTCAGTGATGCATTATGATTAGAGTGTATTTTAAGGGGGGAATCGACCGTAAATGGAAATGTTTCCGAGAGTTCTCCATTTTCATATAAACTATTAGCCACATACCCTAATCCATAACTAGTTTTTTTTCGCACTACTCCGTCTGGTGTTAATTCGGATATGGTTATATTTCCGTCATATGAATCAGCAAACTTCGTTCTAAACCATGATTGTTTTATATTTGAATTATTTAAAAACATATACTGGTCTATTGTTAATGTGTTATCAAAAATTGATTCATAAATAACTTTTGTACTGTTATCTTTCCATATTTGGCTAGTTCCTTTAAATGAAGGAATACCATTGCTTGATATGTCTAATTCATATGAATCTTGCTTTTCGGAAGCTCCACTGCTACTTTTCGTGTATGCTTTTGATATTCCATCTTCCTTTATATTAAATCCACCAATCAAACCGTTATCTATCTCTGCATTTGCACCTTTTAATGTTGCACCAGTGATTGTTCCGGTTGCCGTCACGTCTTGCGAAAATATTTTTTTAATAACAGCAGAATCCGCAAAAACCTTTTCAACATCAAGTTCACTTGCTGTTATGCTTTTTGCTACGATTTTATCTGCATTTACGGTCCGGTCAGTAAGTATATATCCATCCAAAGTATCAACTGTTTTACTTTGAAGTTCTCCTAAATTATTCAGCGAATAAAGCAAACCATTTTCGCCTTTTAGCAATATTCTGTCTGCCACTAAAGTGCCGGCCGTAATGTTTGCGGCGTTGACTTCAACACTGTCTAAAAAACCAGTGATATGTCCTTCTACGATTGTTGCTCTATCAATAAGACCAACTTCTGCAAATAATGTAGCAATATCTGCAACTTCAATATTGGATAATTTGATGTTTGCATATTTTAAATCTGCACTCTCCGCTGACAAATAGCCTAGGTCTGCTACCTTTGCACTAAGGTTTTCTGTAGTGATAGCCTTTGAGGACAATGTATCTATCTTTCCATCTACTGCTCGCAGTGATGTAATAGTTGCATATGTCAAATCAGCATTTTTGGCAGTAATATATCCAAACTCACCGATAGTTGCTTTCAGATGTGTAATATACGCATTATCTGCCGTTAAATCCGTAATAAAAGATTTCGACACCTTTTCCCATTCAATCGTAGCATCCGCAATCTTTGCGTTGGTGATTGTAGAATCCTTAATCTTGCTATTCTCAATCGTGGAATCCGCAATTTTACTATTTGTAATAACTCCATCCTTGAAAATAGCACCAAGGATTGTACTAGTAACCGTTCCGCTTGCCTGCGCCATTGTTCCACTATTGTAACTACTGGAACCACTGCTACCAACTGACGATGCGTTTGATTCCTGCACTTCACACGGTGACGTAATCTCTGCATAAAACCCACCGTCGTAGTGCAGCGTCATTTCTCCGACAAGCACATACTTCTTAACTCCGTCATAGTCCTCGAACGTAAGCATTTCACCAACCGACATAAGAGGATGCCAGTACATTGTTTCGATACTCGCTTTATGGTAAACAAACGCCTTGTTCAAAAAGGATAACCCTGTTTTCCACTGCATTGGCGTAACTTGTCCTAAATACGTATGAACCGTATTTCTGTCAAGCGTTTCGTATAATATCCAAGGTGTTTCAATCGTCACTGGATAATTCTCTACATTCGATACACTGCTTGCCTTGTCATTCAATACGACCGTGGATTCACCCTCGTAATATCCAAATCCAACATAGTCACTGTTTGTCTCGTAAAAGTACCAATTATTAGCCTTTACAGATACGTTGTTTGGACACATAAGGTTGTTTCCGAAAATCGCATTAGAATCATAGGTATCTCCATTAAATATAGGTCTGTAATTGTTATCTGCTTGCAACTCTGGTAACTGCTTAATATAAAAAGCACCGTTTTTTTCAATCACATTTGCACGTAACAAAACTGCTATACCAGACAACAAATCTCTCCATGTGATTCTGCTTTCCCAATCCCAATCGTAACCATCCTCATCATTGTCCGCAAAATTTGATAACATAGGAATCATCAAATGGTACAACTTATATTGTTTGATTGACGATAAAACATCTTTCCAATTATCAATGTATAGCGGACATCCTGTGACACGCAAAAAGTCTTGCGGCAAATACTCCCAATAATAAACGTCGTCACGTGTGTAGATAAACTGCAATTGGCTAGGTACGTATTTTTCTTCCAATTCCGTTTTGTGATATTCGTTTAGCGAACTAATGACGATTTCTGCTCTATCCATGTATTCACTCATCAAACCGTTCCCATTAAATGAAACAGTATCACCGTTGTATGTTGGATTTTCCTTTACAACAAATCTTCCGATAGGTACCGGATATGCAAATTCATTCCCTATAATAATCCATGCATTTACAATAGTTCCTTTTAATGTATTATCGTAATATGTCTTTGCAATAAGGGCATCCGTAAAATCGTTATTTTCTGCATACATTTCACAACTCATAGTAGGACTATAAGTAGAGCCATAACTGGCAAATGAATCACTAACACAACCTTGCGATATACTTACAGATATTAGCGTTTCTTTTCCTCTTGTGCTTACACTATCCGAATTTCCTGTACTTATACTCAAATATAATTCTGTTGCTATGTCAATATAGGAAACTGCACAGTCTCCAGTAATATCTGTTTCATCTTCTGTGCAGAACACGTACCAAGACATATACCTATAATCATCCGAAATCATCATGCTTTTACAATCAACCGTATTTACGCCACGTTTATACACACTTCCGTTATTGATAGCGTATTTTACGTAGTAATGAGTTTTGTTATAGTCAAAATCCAAAAAAGACAAACTAAACGAATCTCCGATATTTACATCTTTTACAAGTGAATCATATTTCAATGTATATGTAGGGTCGCTTTCCAAAACATAAAATACTTTTGCTGTATAACTCATCGCTCCACCGCCTGTATCTGTATGCTAGACCAAATAAACTTTCCATTAAAGAAAGTCATTGCGTCAAAACTAGGGTTTCCAAAATAAAACTGCTTTGTTTCTTTTTCTCCTTTTTCATTGGTGAACTGTATGTAGCCGTACCGGTTTGATAAATCATCCGGGTCTGCGTACTTCATCAACTTCTTGATTTCGCTTGGCGTCAAATTTGCCGGAAATGCCATGTCAAGCGTTACTTTCTTTGCAACTATCTTTCCGTTGTAAAGTGCTTTTGAACTTCTCCCTGCTTTTGCGTTCCACACTTTTTCTCGTGAGATTTTCCAACCCTCATATTTTGGTGTTGGCATATCTTCTAAACTGTCCTTAGTCCAACCAAACTTCAACGTAAATGCCATATGACACCTCCTAACTTTTTCACATAAAAAAGAGACCCATTTGCATGAGCCTCTTTCTTTAAGCCATGTTCCAAGAAATTCCTTTGTTCTTGGAGATTTTCTTTGCGTTGTTCATAATTGCCGTTGTTACTTTTGTTCCGTCAAGGTAAACATCACCGCCACCGACATTCGCATTTGATAATTCCTCTTTGATTGCCGCCTTTGTAGCCGCATAAACAGCCGGTGCAACCGCTTCGGAAATACCGGTCGTAATCTGTTTGTTATTTGCAACAACGGACTTACCATTGTCGAATTTACCCATCATTTCGCCGTGCTTTGCACGAAACCATCCATCTTCCGGAAATCCACCGTTAGCATAAGTCTCGTAATTCAATCCGTACTTTTTCAGCATTTTGATTAGTGATTTTTCTGCATGACTTACGAATATCTGTCCTTGCTGACCTATTGTCACTCTGTTTTTGGCATTATTTATAGCAGCAGTCAATTTTCCGTAATTTACTTTTCTTCCGTCCATCGACTTAACAGAAGATTTTAATTTACCCTCTGTCACATTGTTAATTGAAGCTGAAACATCCAATGAAAACTTTTTCTGTTGTAACTGTGTTTTAACTGCGTTATACCAACCTTTACGGAGTTTAGGGTCGATATTCACATTTATGTCACGGTTTTTCATGGTTTTCATCGCAACACTTAAATCTCCAAGATTCTTAATGCCAAATGTCTTTACGCCAGCAGTTATCGTCTTACCTTGCAATCCGTTTACTTTCCCCTGCAAACTATCAACATCATCACCACCAGAGGTTTCAGCCTTGATTTTTACTGCTTTTGGCTTCAATGAATCAATTTTCTTCTTCAATGCATCTGTTGACTTGTAGTTCTTATCTGTTATCTTTCTGTAATCTTCCCATGTGATTTCACCATTTTTAAGTTCGGTTTCTAACGATTTCAAAATACTCTTTTGTTCTTTTGCTGGAACATTTAATTTTTCCATCGTAGTTTTTAATTTCTTTTGTGCTTTTTCGTAATCTTTTGTTTTTTCTACTCCATTTATACCAAGAAGATTTTGCAATTCATCCTTTTTTATTCCCTTTTTTCCAACTGCATCTTTTACGGATTTTTTTGTAATAATACCTTTTCGCAAATTTTTTCCTGTTTTACTTAAAATACTATTTTGCGTAAGAGCGGCAATGCCAAGTTCATCCATTTTTTTCTGCAATTCAGTTAATTCACTTGAAAATTCACTGTATCGTGAAATTGTCTTGTTGAGGTCTACATCACCACCAGAATGTGCGTTCCAACCATACGTTGATTGATAATCACCACCAGTAATTCCTGAAACCGTAGAAAGCAATGCAGCGGCAAAACTTCCACCTTTTTCTCCATATATAGTTTTTAAGTTCTTCGTAAGTTGTTTACTGTCACCGCCAGATGCTTCAAGCAATTTATCAGTAATTGCGCCGGCAATCTGAAAAGCAATTTCAACAACCATAAGTTTTCCAACCAGTTTTCCTAATTTTGTTCCTATTGTGCTAAATTTCTTGCTCCATGCTGACGCTATTTTCCCCGATTTTATTTCTGTTGCTGATTTAACCAGAGAATCTTGTATTCCCTTTCCAAACATTATTTTCATTGCGCCCCATACGGCTTTGAATTTTTTATAAGCCATAAAGCCAGCAATAACCGTTGATAACTTAAATGCAATACCTAATGGGTCTCTGGCAAATGCAGAAATAGCCACTTTCAAGGCACTAAACAATGCTTTGACTATTATTTTGCCTACTTTCAAAAGCGCTTTTCCCCATTCTATTTCAGAAAGAAAATCTCCAATCGCTTTTCCTACTTCCCACCAATTCACGGTAGAAAGTGCGGTGTCAATCGTATCAAGTATTCCAGTAATTCCATCACTGATTGTCTTTCCTAACTCCTGCCATCCAGTTAATCCAGTATTTTTGCGTACTTCTCCCATCTCTTCGAGAAATCCATTGATGTAATCTCCAATTTTCTTTCCAAGGTTTTTGTATGGGAAGTCTACCATAACGCCAAAAGCAAACTGAATCATACCACGCAACTTCGCTCCAAGTGATTTTCCTGCTAAATCACCGTCAAAAGTATTTATGGCAGCCGTTATACCCTCTTTAATACTTTGACCGAATTTGAGCCAATCAAACGTCTTGAAAAAGGTGTATGATGTTTCAAACCATGTATTCAATCCCTCGGAGAAATTTTCTCCAAGTTTTGTCCAATCGAGGTCTTTAACAAATCCGTTCAAGAACGTAGCAAGAGATTTAGCAATCTTCTTCGTAGTCTTTTTAATCTTTGTCCATGGAATGTTTCTCATTCCCTTGTTAATCCAGTTAGCCAGTGCCGAACCGAGAGAAGTAAAATCTCCACCTTTCCATGCGTCAAGGATTGCTTTCTTCATCTTCTTATACAACTCAACTGCCTTGTTCTGGTTGCTCTTAAAAGCATTATCCCATATCTTTTCATAGTTCTTTAATGCGTCGCTAATATCCTTAGAAAGGTCAATATTAGCATTTCCACCAGAAGGGTCTGTATCACCACTATCGCTATCACTGTTGTCCTGCAATTTATTTACAATATCAAATCCCTGCAAATTGTCGGCGGCTTTTTTTGTCTTTTTAGCCGTTTTATCCATGTTCTTAGCAACTTTATCCGTATCGTCTGCCGCATTGGAGTAGTCCGGTACCTCTGGTGTTTTCCGTGAACCATCCGTATCACCAAGTTTGATTCCTGCCAGTTTCGCTACCCACTGTGCGAAATCCTGCAAAACCATAACCACAGCATTCATATATGGGTACAATTTCTGAACAATCGGCATAAACAAGGAGCCAATTGTCAAAGATAATTTCTTAAATCCAGCCTGCAACATCCTCAACTGGTTTGCAGGTTGGTTAATTGTACGTGCCAAATCAGCATATGCAACCTTTGACTGTTCCAACATAGTCAAAACGCGCAACTGCATTTTGGACTGTTGCGAAAGGTTCTTAATACTTTCTGTAATACCGTGATTCATAGCAGTTTGTGCTAAGCCTGCGGAGGTGATGTCGATTCCATACTTATATAACGCCCTAGACTGTCCTACCAAACCAGATTGAAAGTTTTGCATAACGTCAGCGGTGTCTAAGTTTGATAAAGACGCCCAATCTGCTGATAACATAGTAAGTGCTTTTGCGGAATCAATCGACGTTTCACCAAGCATACCGGCAGAGTTCGTAATCTGTGCAATAGCGGCGTTGTAGTTCATAACCTCTGTCAAATCCAAACCAAGGTTGTGTGAAAAAGTATTTGTTGCATCTCCAGTATTATAATCAACATCATATCCAGTCAACTGTTTTTGAAGTTTTCCAAATCTTTTACGGAAACTTCCTGCATATTCTTCCGCACTATTATAACCGGCTTTCTTAAACTGGTTAGCACTGTCTTTTCCAACCTTATCAAGCGCAACCGAAAAATAGTTAAATTCCTCAATGTAGTCCTGCGCCGAACCAATTGCTTGACCGAATTTCTTTACAGCACGAATTACCAAAAAGAATTTAGCATAAAACATACCAATGCTACTTACAAAACCTTTTGATGATTTATGTGCGCTTTTTAATTTGTCTTTTAATGAACTAAGTGCATTTCCAAGTTTTTTAGTGCTTGTTGATGCTCTATCAGAAACAGTGGAAATTCTACTACCGCTTGACGCAAGGTTTCCAAGACCTTGAATTGTGTTGGCTACGTTTGAGTTGATTTGAGGTGCATTTTGCAGTTTTTTCAGCAAATTTATTACACCGTTACCAAGTTTCTTAAGGTTTGCAACTGTTTCGCCAACACGCTTCCCTGCATTTGCAAGTTTAGCAATACCCTCTACAACTTTTGTAATGCTAATATCAATTGCATTTGCAGAAGATAATTTGCGTACAAGTTTTACTACTTGCTTTCCTAATTCCGGAAATTCTGTTGTTACATTACTAATATACTGACCGCTATTAGAAAGTCTTGCCAATGAACCCACAACACGTGTCACAGTGCTTTCAATTTCAGATACACCGCTAAGTTTGGTTGCTAAATTTGAAACAGAAGTTGCAATCTTTGTCATTTTGGATGTATCAAATCCAGCCATATTCACTTTTGAAAGGTTTTTAACTGCATTTACGGCAGATGTAATGCCACCAAGATTCTGAATGTTTCCAAGATTGTTAAGACCATTTGCCAGTGTATTCAAACCACTGGCAGTACGAGATAATCCACCAACATCAATTTTCGCAAAACGCTCAAATCCTTTTGCAATTCTATTGTAGTCGGTTGCCTTTACTCCGCTTAATGTTTTGGTAGCATTTCCAAGTTTTGATACTCCATTTGCAAGTCCACTTAAATTGCTACCGTTAATCTTAGACAGTGCAGATGTTAATACATCAATTTTACCAACAAGATTTGTAATCTCATCTTTGGCACTTTTTGCCGTTGCATTTATTTTAATATCCAACGATTCAACTGTTTCTGACATACTAACACCTCACTATCTATCATTTGCATTACGCAAGATTTTTCAATCTAATAAAACCGTACTTTCCTGCATACTCAATTTTGGCAACTCTGCTTACTTTTGATTTCCACAGAATCCGTACGGTTTCACCTTTTTTGATTATCATAAGTTTTTTAGACGTAAACAAACGTCCTTTCCTCAAATATGTGTTGCAACGTAATTTACCGGTCCATGTTTTCTTGAATTTATCAAAAGAACCATACGTTGATTTTAATTTACTTGTTGTACTTCCCCACTTTCCAAGGTAAAAATGCGGAGTATCAACAATGGATTTCCAATCTCCTCCCCATTTCAAACCGATTTTCTTTGATTTTGCAATCTTAGCAACTTTTCTAATCAGTTTATCGTTATAAAGCAGTTTAGAATCATTGATTGCAATATCAAAAGCAATACCCCACTGGTGTTGAGAAGAATACGCACTTCCGTTAGCGTTTGTTACTATCTTGCCCGGCTTTGTTCTTCCCTTTGCATAAAGCGAATCTTGATATGCTTTTGTACGAAATCCCTCTGTTATAATCAGATAGATTCCATTTTTTGCACACTCTTTAAGTAAAAGTCCAAGTTTGTAGTTTAACCATGGATGTAACTTTTTTCTGTCAATTCTAATTGAATGTTCTCTTTTCATTTTTCAACACTCCTTATATGATTGTTTCTGGCAATCCCTTGCTCATAGACCTTGCCATCCACTGTTTTTCAATTTCAATTGCTTTCTTTATCTCTTGTTCTTCTGTTTCTTTTTCTGCTATATATTCTTCTTCAAACATTTTTGACATAATTGGACTTTTAATATATTCCGATTTTGCTGATTTACCATTCAAACAACTGTCTATGGCTACAATCAAAGCAGATATGCCATAATTGCCCCACCACATATATTGCAATTCATCTTGTTCTTTTAACTGGAGTTCATGCGCTTTGTCATATGGATATAAGTCTTTTGGACAACTTTCCATAATCCTATCGTAAGAAACTCCATAGGAAAGATAATGAGGTATTGCATCTTCATATATAAAATCCGAGTATGACTTATTTATTTTTTCTGTGGCTTCTTGTGGTCTTGCGGAAGTTTCGTTACTTTCTCCGATGCTTCCTCTGTCTCCCCAATCTGGTTTAACAGGTCTCCCAAAAAACCCTTACTCATCAATTCCTCCGTCAACTGCGTAAACAAATCAAGGATTCCTTTATCTGGCGATTCATCGTGGTAATCGTCAAGAATATCTCCTACTTCCTGAACGCTTTCAACTGGATTTTCTTTCTGAAATCCAACGTAAAGCAAATCACGAACACAGCAAAACAATTCTTTAACCTTGCCAATGCCGCCAACATCACTGTCATTTTCAACTTCTTCACTGTCAAAAATTCCAAGCAAATCCTTTGTTCTGTCCATCAAATCTGTGTCGCAGAAACTGTTATATCCAAATCTAACCTTGTATTCCTTACCTTTAACCTTTAATTCCATAATGATTTATCCTTTCCCCACTTTTAGTGGAAAGGAGCCACCCCGAAAGGTGGCTCTCTTTTTTACTGCATATATTATTCGAGTTCCGGTTCGGCTGTCTCTTCATCCTCGCTACTCAACACAGCCTTTTTAGTGTTTCTTGTTGAATAGCTTGTTACCCCACTTTTGTAACAGTGAAAGTACCATCTTTGTTGTCAACGACTGTAAGTTGGTCAGTAACCCATTTAGGCACGGTATTCTGGACAACGGTAGCGGTCATTTCAAGAATTTCATCTACGCCGCCTACATCATTTACAGTAGGTGTAATCTGTCCTACATAAGCAGACTTAACAGTTCCACCAATACCATCCGTTCCATACAACTGGATAATGTCGCATTTTTTACCCTCAACCTTTAACAGTTCATCAAAATATGCTTTCTCTAAGTTTCCTGTAAACTCTTTTGCGTCAGACTGTTTAATACCCATTTCAAAGGTCTGTGCATCATCCTCCATCGTGGTACTTTCTACAGTGTTCGGTGCAGATGTTGGCGATGGGATTGACTTTGCACGCAACATCAATTTGTATGTTCCATCAAAGCCATCTGCGCTGTGTTCTTTGTAAATAATTCTTGACAAATAACTTGTATCAGCCATCTTGTTACCTCCTTAAATTTGATAAAAAAATAAAGCCTTTCGGCTTGTATTTACGTCAATATACATCATTCTTTCCGATTGTTCTGCTAAATCTAGCAGTTTGCCGGTAAGTGTCTTTTGTATCATCTTGCGTAGGCATTGAAGAACCACGAAAACGCATTGTTTTCATAATTCTCTTAACTTCTCGCATTACTTCTTTTGCTCTGTACTGTGATTGATTATCAGTTACATCAATTTGAAAAGAAAACTTTTCCGCATTGATTTTGTCACCCTCTAAATCTTCTCCGATTTCTGAACCGGGTAACAATTGCAATCTTACAAAAGGAAAAACCGCTGGTGTATTGCTACTTCCAACGGAAGAAAAGTTTTTATCTGTCATTTTGTATTTTTTTTTCAAACTATCGGAAAAGTTTGTTTTTATCCTTGTGAATACAGTAGATGGCACTAATTCATCCCATTCCACCGACATATGCACCACCTACTTTCAAAATATTTCTTTTGCCGTTTTTATAATTTTGCTTCTTATATCTTCTCCGGCTTTATACATAGGCATAGTGGCTTTTACACCATGCGTAGGCATCCATTTTTGTTCCTTTTCATTCCAGTACCACCACATATCGTCATAAGCGTGTGTCTGCCCCGGAAATGTACCAACGCCATAAGGAAATTTACTTCCTACTAATGGATTTTTCGTTGGGTTAAAATGAACACCTGCACCAAATTCAATAGCAAGCAATATGCTAAACGGTGCGTAACCATCTTGTTTTTTTACTTGCCCCTTGGCAAGCAATATACCGTTACACCCAATCTTGTCAGCAGATATGTTTGTCGAAACCGTAACATACTTTCCTAATGGACTCTCTGATATATTTGTTTCAGCGACCTCTACACCACTTTGTAATAGTCTAGAAACAAGTTGTTTACATTTGATAGGTAAATCATCCCTATACTGTAAAAGTTGCTTTTTAAGGGCGTTTAATCCACTTACAGACAAGTCCGCAGTAAATGTTTTTTTTCCCATACTATTTCACATTCCTTTTTAACAAGAACAAGTCCTCATTTAATCCTTCATCTGCAACACCTTTTACTGTGTAATCAGCACTGCTTTCATCTGGAATTGTGTTATCATCATCCTTGTATACGATTTCCGACTTTTTCCAAATCACGCTACCGGATTTCAAAGGCAAATAACCTTTACTGACAATGATTTGTGCATAGTTTGTACTATCATCAATACCATAGTCTTGCCATACAACTTCATTTAACTTATTTGTGATGTTTGCCTTAAACTCAACTGGTTTTGTATAACCAATTGTTGTTTCTCCGGTTTCAATCTTGTTTCCATCATCATCCGTAATGTAAATTATATTTCCCTCTTCGTCTGTATAACTTTCATATATCGGTATTTGCCCGTCTTGCAACGAATAATACATTTTTTGTTTGTTAGATGCCAACGTCATCAAGTAAACCACCTACTCACTTGATTTAATCTGTTTAATAAGCTGATTTCCGTAAACACTCAATCCGGCAACAAGAACACCCTGAACAATTGATGTAAACACTGCCATAAGCATTTCTGGTACTGTTCCAATAGATGTATTTGCCATTACCCAAATGGCACAAAGCAAAATACCAAGTACACCTAAAATACAAGGAATGTACTTATCTTTGATAACATCCATTTTTTTAATTCCGACACCGATAATATACAGAACAACTGCTACTACAATCAGTTCCGGTTTTACATAACTCATAATACTATCCATCTTTTCTTACTTCCTTTCCGTTGAGACGTTCTTCAAGTCCGTTAAGCCTGTGATGAGCCTGCTTGCAACTTTCTTCAACTTTAATAATTCTGTCATTGTGCATTTTAATATCTTCCCTCATGGATGATATTTCTGATTTAATCTCTTTAGTATCTTGACCTATATCATCAAGTTTTACATTGATTCTTGTGTTATCTTTTACGCGTTCTTCTATATCTTTTATGTCTGTCCGCTTATTATTCTTTAGTCCAAAGTAAACAGAAAAACAAACGGAAATAACGCTAATAAGTAAAGCAATCTCAATATTCATACCTTACCGCCTTTCCGCAAATTATAGTGTTTCGTTGCCCTCCACCGCTTACACGAAACGCCCTGCGAGAAATTTAGATACTCTAAACAACTCACGCACAATCTTCTATAAGACCTGCACAAATGGATAAACGCATTTCAAAATATCATCACGACTAACCCAAGTCCTTGAAATTGAATTTTCGCTATGACTACTTTCAAATGGTGCGCCCATCTGTGCAAAATCATATACTGCCAAATTCTTAATTACGGAATAGTAGTTATCGTAAAGGTCTTTCTCAACTTCCTCATCTGTATAAGATGTTGCCTGATAGTTTCTTCTGTTCTTAACTTCTCGTATAGCATCTTTGACCTTTACTAAAATTATGTCAGCATTAAACGTAGGCTCATTTCCATATTCAATTGTCAAATCTGCAATAATTTCTTCTTGCAGTCCTACTTCCATTGCTTCATCCATAATTCAAACTCCTATAATCCGAATTTTTCAATCAACATTTTCTTTAAATCTGCGCCGCTAATTTCTTCCGCTTTATCAAATCCCTGCTCGTTAGCAAGTTTTTGTAAATCAGCGGTAGACATACGATTGATTTCTGTTTTGGTATAAGATTTCTCAACAGACAGATTTTTATTTTCAGAAAAACTAGAGGTGGATTTCTCCACCTCTTTTGAATTATTTTCCGGAACTTCCTCTCCTGCTGCATACCAAATACCATTCTTATTTACGATATAGGGATATATCATGCTTAATACCTCCTACTCTTGTGAATGAACCTCAATAACAAATGTTGAATCCATATTTTCATAAGATGGAAGCACAATCTCGGAAGCGGTTACAGATGTAATAGCTGGTGGACCGTACTCGACTTTCTTTGCTACTGCAATTCCTACTCCGTACATAGATACGTCTACATCAGCCACCTGTGAAGCTGTTCTCTCTTCCGGTGTAGTACCAAACCAAGTGCCGCCAAGAGCACCGGCCGGAAGTAATGTAACCTTATCATCTGGATAAAAATATGCTTCCTTGCCATCATCCCCGATGTACATCTTGTCATAAAGAACAATGGTAAGTTTTGTTCTTGACTTAACGATTGAAATTACATTATCGTCTGTAAGTTCAATATTTGCTGTAAGGTTCTGGGCAAGAATTGCATTTTTAACCTGTTTATTCTCTAACAGATAATTAAACGTGTTAGAGTTCATAAGAACATATGTTGCAACCTTACCAAGTTTTGCAAGTGCTTTTCTTGCATTATTAAGGTCGGTAAGCGGCTTTGAATTTACTGTGTCGCTCCACATTGCTGTGTCCTGCAACTTTAAGTAATGCTTAGCGGTATATTCTCCGTTAGGGTCGTAATCATACTCATACTTAACGCCATCAGATTCAATTCCGATTGTTGGGTGTCCTTTTGCTGTGGCAAGAAGAGCCATTCTCATTCTTTCCGGAACAACCTCTGCACCTCTTACAAGTGTTGTGGTATCATCATAGATACTTTGTAATGCCCCCTGTAAATAAGGGTCGTTTTCATCCTTAATTCTGTCGATTTCCTGTGCATCTTCCTCTGTAATAACCATCTGTTCACGGAAAAATGCCATCTGGGTCTTTTCTGTTTTTAATCCCTCTCTTGCACGAATGGTAGGTAATGCATCCAAGTTTGACGGTTTTAACGATACCGGAAGTCCTTTGTGTGTTTTTATCCACTTTAAATCAAGTCCCGATTTCTTTCTTTCCGGGAACCACTGTAATCCAAGATAAGGAATATCATTGCTTGCATCGTTTGTAGCTGCAAGCGCAATGGCTTTTGTATCTACTACATCATTTACTAACATTCTTTTTACCTCCTGTTAATTACTCAAATACAATCATTGGCAGTGCTGTCTTAACTGCTGCATCAATGGTTACACCCGAATGATTTTTGGCTGTTGTTTCGTCAATATAAGCTTTTTTAAGCAATGTACCCTGTGGTCTATCTTCGGTTACATCATGAAGCAAAATACCAACTACTGTTGCTGTGTTGTCTGCAACTCCTGTCTTTCCGATAGGTGTTCCAGCCTTAACAACCTTTTTCCCATTTGCTAATTTGTCTGTTACACTTGTAAAATCAAGTGTCATAGGGATACCCTCAAACGGTTTTCTTTTGAGGATATTTACATCACCCTCGTATGCTGTCTGTTCAAACTGCATCATTTTAATTACCTCCTACATAATGTGATAAAACGTCATTATTCTGTTTCTGACCGCTGTAATACTTCTCTACAAGTTTTTCAGCGTTTGTTTTTTCTTCTCCGCTTCCACCTGTAGAACCACCAGGATTAGGCGTATCGTCAAGTTTCTGTTTCTCATATTCGGCAATAGCCGTTTTTTTACTGTCGGCAAAAATCTGACCGAGAACCTCATAATCTGTAGCACCATCATCTGTAACAACCTTGCTTGCCTGCTCCGCTGTTAATCCAAACTTTTCCATTGCATTTGCTCTCTGTGTGCGAACTGTGTCTTTCTTTTCAAGCTGCGCAATTTGTTTGTTTGCCGCTTCAAGTGCCGTTGTTGCTTTTTCAAGCTCTGTCATGTTCTGGCTGTTAAGCTCGTCAAGCTGTGTCTGCAATTCATCAGCCTTATTAGCTTTTTCCTTGTATCCATCTGCCCTGTCTTTTTCTTTCTTTGTTTCAGCGTTAATTGAATTAAGCAAATCTGAAATCTGCTCATCCATTGGCTCTTCAACTCCAAAAGAAATAAGTTTCTGTTTTGCCTGTTCTATAGTCATAATTACCTCCATCAATTCACGTTTTTTAACACGGTTTGCTCCGCTTGAATTGTTCTGTTGTTTTACGCACAACTGCAAATTTTTATAAAATAAAAGAGATAGTCTATTCGACTACCTCTTTATTTACTGGGTTGTTATTTGGTTCTGTTACAACATCCTTACTTGTCGGGTACAGATATTCCATTCTGTCTTTTGACTCAAGAGCAACCGCTTCACTGTCGCTAAACAAATCAACGGTTTTAATTGCTCTTTTGTAATCAACGCCTGCTTCAAGAAGCATCTTAAGTGCTTCTGATTTTGTAAGCAGATTATCTATTTTGTTATGGTTGATATGTATTTCAATATCGCTTGGCATAAGCGTAAAATTTCGCTTTATACGCAAACGATTCAGTATAATTCTAAGAGACATTCTTTCCGATTTTTTTAGTATCGGTTCATTGATTGCCGTTCTTAGTCCTGCATCATAATGTCCGTTTCGTAGGTTTACTGCATTTCCAGTATCACCTCCGGCATTGTTATTGGAACGATTAGCCAAGCCTTGAATACTCAAAAACCTTTCAAACAAATCATCAAAAACAACTTGACTTTCTGTTTGGTTCAGTTCATTTGTCATAACATCAACATCGGCTTTGTTTTCGCCATTGTTTGATTTAACAACTAAAGCACCCTCTAATCTCATCTGTGAAAATGTTTCATTGTCAATCTCGCAATTCACAAATTTAATCCATGCGGAAACAAACTGCTCAATGCCGTTTATCCGGTCAGAAGATAATGTATTGATTGAATCCATAATAGAAATTGTAATCTCAATATCCGATAATCTTCTTGCATTATTTGGATATTCCACAACCGGAATAGCGTTATTTCCGTTTAACCCACTACTTTTAATTTTTCCATCGACAATTTCAAAATACTCTCTTTCCGTATAGCAAAAATATATTGAATTATCGTTTTCATCTTCTCTGATTTGACAAGAAAATGCGGGTTTTCTATTTGAGTAATAAACAACAAACGTATAGCGTGGGTCTTCCGAAAACAAAGCAAAGTCGCTTTCGTCAAGCAAATCTCCGTTTCCGTTGTCATTTCCAACAAATCTATAAGCCGTACCGCAAATACTTCGCCAACGGCAAATATCAATGTCTACTTCTTGCTTGCTTTCAGAATCCATCGTAACATTTAGCTCCGTAATCTCTTCTGATTTCTTATCGTCTGTTCCACGTAACACATATTGAATAGGCTCTGCACATATTTCAGCAGTTTTACGCTCAACAAGTTCATAAGCAAGATTTAAAACAAGTTTGTTGTTTACTTCCGGCCTATTTACCTTTTTACGGTATAAAATAGGCTGGTCTCCTCTGTAATATCTATCAAGGTAATTGATTTCTTTTGCATTCTGCGTGTGAATCGAAAGTGCCTTGTTTAATTCTTCGACAATATTTAATTTTGTAATTTTGGATTTATTTGTAGAAATTACTTTTCTTCCAAAATTGCATTGATTTACTGCCGTAAACGGTCTTATGTTTTTTCCATAATACTTAAACATTAAAGCACCTCACTAACAAAACGTCATTCCACTCGATGTTGTCCTTTGTACTATTTTTTTTCAACTCTGTAGTTCCAGTATCTACATGGTAAACAACTCTTTTTCTGCATTTTTTGCAATTCACAGAAATATTCATACTGGAACGTCCATCCCATGTGGCTACTTTTCTTCCACATCTTGGACAATATATCGTTTTTGGTTCCGTCATAAAAACCTCGTTTCTTGCAATAAAAAAACACCGCCTTTTTTTGGCAGTGTTTTATTTTGATTTCCTCATTTTATATTATATAATAATTGCGATATGACATACTATGACATATTATCAATCTTTGTATGTTTTTCCATATAACTTTTTAAATTCCTGCAATGCTCTTCCGTGTATTCTAATTGTTTGCCTCCATGAATACGTCATTTCATCTGCAATTTTTTCAAATGTCTTTTTCTCAACATACCGAGCAAACAAAATATGATAATAAGTTTCGTTGTCAATTCCATCAATTTGTGAAACAATAAGATTCTTTTTATCTACATAGGTGTCGATTAAATCATCCAATTCCTTTTCCATCTTTTCAATTTTGCAATAGGTAGAACCCATTTTGTCAAAGTTAGGACTTGTCTTTACTCTTTCTTCATTTTTTACAGCAGAAACACTTCGTGCAAGCTCTCTAAATTGCTGTATTTCAGATAACTTATTGTTTATCATTCGGTCAAGTCTACTAATTTGCTGTAAATATGTTTTAGTATCCATAATTTCTATAACCTCCTCTAAATGGGTTTTTTGGCACTTCTATTTTTGCCATGCTCCAATTTCCTTCAATGAAGTATGCTAAAGACGCAAGGCAATCCGCCGCATCATCATGTTTGTTTTTTCCAGTAACCGTAAAGCTATATAAATTTGTCATAAATTTTCTGTATTCATGACTTCGACATCCAACATCACGGAAATAAAACTCTCTAATACTTCCAGCCTTATCCCATATCCTTTGCTCTTTTCTCATGTTTGTAGGTGCATATTCAGAACGTAGATTTATTTTTCGTCCTTTTTTCTTTAGTAATTCTTCAATTTCATCCTTATATCCTTCTCCACCTTGATTTGCTTCAAAAAACGCACTTCCAACATCATTATCAATAAACATGTTTGCAACTTTAGGTTTGGTTATTTTCTTTTCACTGTTGTCGAAAACAACATCGTCAATGTAAATTGAACCATCCTCGTACATATAAGCCACCGCAGATGCGAGATAATCTTCTCCTCCTAAAGCAACGTCACAAGCCGCACATATTCTGTAAGGTTCTTCTTCCGGCAATACACCATTGTAAAATCTCATATGTTCTGGATTAAAAACTGCACCGTCTCTTTCAATTGGTTCCTGCTGATACTGCGCATACCAAGATGCCATATCGTCGTTTTCTTCAAACTTTGCTCTTAACGTCCGGTAGTATTGCGTTGTATATCCAACACCGTAATCATAATCAAAGTTGCTTTCATCGTTTTCGTCCAAAGCCGGTATCTTCAAAATGTCATATCTGATATTTTTTGCTTCTGGGTTATTCTGCAAAAAATCCAATCTATCACTATAAAGGTCGTGCAAACTCCAAATTGTACCATCATGGATTAGTTTGCACTGTTCCTTTTTACGTGACATTACATTATTGTCAAAGATAATCTGCTTTCGTTTGAGTGTGTCCGGGTTAAGCACATCTTGAATACCTTCAAGAATATCATCCAATACCATCCATCCGTAAGCGTCATATTCTCCATTAAGTCCACTTTCCAATCCTTTTCCAGAAAGTGTTTTGTACTTCTTTTTTCTCACAAGGTCTACTTTATGATTTTTTGAATCCGTATCAGCAACTTTTACTTTTGGAAATACATCGGAAAAACAATATGTTGGGTCTGTCCAGATTTCCATGACACCAGTTAAAAATGCTCCGCCTAATCCCTCTTTGTATGTCACATACAAATTGCTTTTTTCTGCGTCTTTTGCACAATGCCATGACATAGCAAGCGTTATTATCTGTGAATTATGAGTTGGAATCATAGTTTTTCCAATCATATATAATCCATCTTCGCTATCAACTGTTATGCAGTTACCAGGTTTATGTTCGCTCTCTTTAATATCACAAATAGCAACTCTTCTTTTTTCAGAAAATTCGTAAATTTTCTTTCTATAAAGAGCACAAGGGATATGTTCTGTTGGATTAAAAGATATATTCCAATATTTTTTTCTGCCAACTATTCCGCTTGATGATGTTCTTGGCTCAATCTCTTGAGTGCAGCATCTCCATCCAAATGAATTTATAAGAGTTTCAAAATCATTTTTCAATAACTCATCAGCGGTCGTAAATTGGTATCTGTTTTCTTTTTTTATAAAACAACCGTCTGTATCAATAAGGCCCGCAAGTAATTCTAATCTTTGGTCTATTGACGCAGTTAAATAATCAACCGGTATGTGTTTAGGCATAGTATGTGTATAAACACACATATTATAAAATCTTAATCCATCTACAAGTTTTCTTCCAAACCCATACGTAACAACCCCCGTTGTTTTATGTATGTACTTTCTTTCTACTTTGTAACCAAGCCTAACAATTTTATCTATTATTGCGTGGTCTTTTTTATCACCCGTAATAAATGGTTTTCTATTTGTACCATCTCCAAGCCAGGCACCAAGAACATAAGGAGGTACTTTAAGATTTTCCTTATACTCTCCATCCATCATTGGTTTGTGTGGTAACATGAAATTATTTCTATTTCCGTTTTTTAAGTGTCCGATTAGTTGTTTTGTCTCTACTGTTCTATATTTTCCGCTTCTTCTGTCAAAAACCGTCCATTCGTGGTTTTCGTGACAATCTATACTTTCTCCATTTGAAAGAAAAACAGTATGCGTTGTGTGGTGTTTTGGATGAACGCAAATTACCTTTACATATCTACCATCCAAACCAACAACCAAATCTCCAACCTTTAAATCTCCGTGTTTTTTCCAACCTTTACTCGTAAATACTGGTGTATCATCCGAAATAAGTTTTCCAACCCTTGGCGGCATGTGAATAAACAATTCGTCAAGTTTTCCATCTTCAAGTTCCTGCAACTTATCGGCAACTTGTTTAAGGGTTTTTCTTCTAGGCTCGTAAAATCTTTCTTTCTTAGGTCTGTTTTTTTCTATGTAAAGAATGTAACTATCAAGAATGTAAGGTGCTTCATAAAGCAGTAAATCGTAATATTTATCTAAAATATCATACGACTGCTTGTTTTTTTGAGATTGTGTTTCAAGCCAATTAAAATCAGCACCATTTGTAATTGATTTTATATACTCAAAAATCAGTTCTTTTGCTCTTGTAGAAACTTCCAATCCATATTCACGGTCTTTTCTTCCGCAAAGTATAATTTTACTTGCTTCGCAATATGCATCTATTACACTACGGTCTATACCATTCCGTAATATGTATTTTTCGTATTCTTTTATATTTTTCTCATCTTCAATTGTATGCATTAAAAAAGCACCTCCACACAAGCAGAGATGCTATAATAGGCATCCTGCCTATAATTTTTCTAGGTTAGCGACTAACTCCGTTTGTTAGCCGGAAATTTAATTATTTACTGTTCCACTCAAATCCAAAATCCGACCTTTTAATTTTGCATTGAGGAATACCGTCTTTCCAAAATACCAAACCCTCTATGTAATGTTCGGATAGATATTTCTTAATTCCATCAAATGTTCTTTCAACATTTATGGTTATTGTTCCGTGTTTTACTATCGTATCAAATCGTAAGTTATATGGATTTCCTTGAAAATGAACTCCAATCGCTTCATAAGTTCCATCTTGCATTTTGGGATAAATAAACTCTCTGTGTTCGCTTATTTTCCCGCTCGCAAATCCGCTATTAGTGGTTTCAATTTTTCCAGCATCAATAGCGTTCTTGTATGCTTCAATAAACCATTTATCTTCCGGTTTCTTATCATCAACTTTTACCCAACATGGAAAATGCCCTGTAATTGGGTCTGCCTTTTCCTGACATTTAATAGCTCCTTTTGGAACTGGTTTACCGTTCTTTGCGTCATATCTCTTGTAAAATTCTCCGTTGATAATCGCGCAACATGAACCATCAAATTTTACCGTTGCGACTCCATCTCCATTCAAAACCCATTCCATACCTTTTGTTACAATCGGAAGTGTTTCTACAACGCAATTGCTTATATATTTTCTTTCAAACAACGTAGGTATCTTTTTCATTTTTACTTCACTATCCTTTCCTCCGATAATCGGAAATTACTTTTCAACTAATTCATCTGCACGCCTTGTCATTTCAATTTGTGTTCCATTTTCATCTTTTGTACAAACAGAAATATATCTATTACATGAACTACGCACATCTTCTCCAAGCCATATTTCCGTTTTATCATCATCAAAACTGTAACACTCTCTCATTTTTTCAATGCAATTATTCATTTCTGTTATTTTCATAATGACACACTCCTAACAATTTATCTTAATACCTTCTGTTAAAACTTCCGTCTTTTTCTCATTTAACATTGGTACATTGTTTTCATCTGTTTTTATCCAATTTGCATCAATTACAATCATTGGTTCTTTTCCTGCATGGGCACTGAAATGTAATTCAACATCTTTACCCGGCACTTTTTTACCATCAATAAATAGCTTTGCGGTTTCTCCGTCAGATATTATCTTGATTTTTTCTTTTTCAATTGGCTCGCATCCATATACTGATTTCAAAGATTCATTATACCATTCATCTATTTCCGCTATTACAGCCGATGCACGATATGTAGGCTTACTCATTGTCTTTGTTCTTCCACACAAAACCTCTTGATAATTCTCAATGATAAATTCGCAATCTTCTCCGTTGTACTCATAATCCTTGTAGAATTTCCAAAAAGACTTTATGTTTTTTATAAATCTAAATAGCATTTTCATTTTCACTATCCTTTCCAATAAAGCAAATCAACAACGTATAAAGGATAATCATATTCGTAACTTCTTTCCACCGCTTCCATTGCGTCTTTGTATGTTTTTGCAATTGCATATGGCTTTTTTGTTTCAATCGTAACAAGAACATATCTGTATTCTCCGTTTTTATCAAAATCTTTTTTTAAGTCTTTTAATGTTACTTGTTTTGATTTTCGTTTTCTTCTTTTTCTAAACATAAAACGCATAATTATCCATCACCTCTTCAATACCCTTTCTGTGATTTCTTCACTAGGCAAAACAAAATTTTCTATACCACAATCATGCAATTCTCTTAATGCTTTTACACCCAAACTCAAAATCGCATTACTTTCCGAAATCATATTTGCAGGTATTCTATTATTTTCGTTGAAACAAGGAACCAATTTCCGTGAATCAATCTTACCAACCAATCTTACATCACTCATTTTCCATAAACACCTCAAAATCTTCCATACACTTATTACATAAATCGTAGGTAATATTTAATATGCCATTTTGTGTGATTGATTTCATACACAACAGCCCTACTTTTATCTCTTTCCCACACCTGTCGCAAGTATACCATTCCTTTTCATGTTTCATAATCCACCTCAAACAATCTTGTTTAAATAATCAACACCGCTATTTCTCAATGCCTTTACAACACCATTTACCATATTAGCCATACTTTTTTCAACTTCTTTTAATTTTTCAACATCATTTCCACATTGCATAGACAAGTATCTTTTCTGCCAATCATTTGCATTTAAAACTATATGGTTGTGAACATCTTGCTGTGTAATCATCAATCCACCAACTTCCTACCACACATAGGGCAATTATTGATTTCATAATCAAAATCCATAAAACTATCTCCGGTTGCAAAATGTATATAAACACCGTGTTCATCTTTGTATATGTAATCTTTGTATTTTGTGCTTGTGTAATCTTTGGTATAAATGTTTTTGCAAAATTCACACATGCCTAATCATCCTTTCCAGTTATCAACTTGCTATGTGGTAATTTTTCAATAAAATCACAAAATATATGCCAATCTGGTAGTCTGTGATTTCTTCTCTGCTTGTAAATCGTCTTTAACTGGCGATAATTTGTTGTCATCCTCGCAGTCAACTCAAATCCAGACGGAATATTGTATAACAGTTGCAAATAATCTTCGCTGTCTTTTGTTTTCAAGTAAATCTCTTTCAATCTCTCGACTTCTGCGATAACTGCATCAGACACATAACCGTTGCACATACACTTAATATCCATTTTGCTAATACAGTGCATTGTTGACTGACTCGATACAAAGTCAATAAAGTGGTATCTTTGCAATTCCACCCACGCCTTATTGCTGAATGTCAAATCAAACTGAACAATCACTCCGTTAAGGAAATTGTCATGCCCTGTGCCTATGTCACATCTTCCAAGATTATCAATTCTATCGGTAAATTCGTCATTCACAGCATTTATATCTACTGCAAACGGATATTTGCTTGCTTTAAAACTATCTTCAATTCCAAAAACCTTGATATTTTCTATTCTTGCCATTTTACACCTCCAGTTATATTCGGTTTCTTGTGTTGGAAAGTATTATCTGGTCACTTATTACTATTCTGTCCATACTCTACTGTCATACAACCAACACAAGCATTTTAATTATTTCAGCAAGGAATACCGAAACGCTTGCTTATCCGGTAGCGAACCGGAACATTGATGTGGTGAGGAATCGAACCTCACATGATGCCTTTGTCCATATCCTTTCGGCTCACTTTGGCATTGTACTTGTGGTTTCCTGCGTCTACCCTTTGCGCCACACATCAGCAAAGGCACCCATTCAAATGACTAATGATTATATCGCAAAACAGGAAAATTCTAGGTACCTTTGCATTGCATCATCCCCTCTATCGGGGAAATCGGCAACCGTGGATTTGAACTACGATTCTTTGTGTATAGTGGGATTCTACACAACGCATTATCCATTATGCTATTGCCGTAAGTACGGATTGGCATACATGCATCTGTGTTTTAATCCGCACTGTTGCGATTCTTTTGCGTCCGGCTACTTTGGACACTGGGAACTATCGCAACGAAACCATAAACCCCACCGGACCTTGTGACGGTCCTTTAATCAGCTTTCCGCTAGTGGACGAAAGAAGGTTCATGTCAAAGCAAAACATGAACAAACCATATACACCGAATTGCCGGTGTTGTATTCCGATTCGCTCTCGGCTAGAACGGATATACATTGCCCCTCTTTGTGATTCACACTCCTTATCACGTTTAAGAGTTCAAGGGATATGGTAAAACTCTTAATGAGTTATAAAATATATCGCCACAATGGACGCACAAAAATTGATTATTGATATTATTCTCTCACGTGGTTTTTCGCCTAACACTATGTTCAAAAACGAAACTACCACCATGAATCCAAAATAAACCACAGCAATATATCGAATCAAAAAACTAATCATCACGGCTCCTCCACTCTTCGCATCTGTGGTCGTATTCGACATAATCAGATGCATAGTAACTGTCCATATTCTCGCACACAAAACCATTCTCACGGCTATATGCAGCATATTTACAATTTCCACAACACAGTTTTTCGTTATCGTCCATCCTTGAAGTCCTCCATTTCTTTTACACTCATTCCAACAATTCCTGCCGAACCATCCGAATCCGTATTCTTGAAATACTCTCCGTTCTGTGGAAACATGAAATGGAACATTGCGTAATTTGCTACGTCGCAAAGATATTCCGTGTTCCCAGTCTCTTCAAACTTCGCAAGACACTTTTTAAGACTTCCAATCGCATCCACATTTCCGGTTGCGAAATTTCTACTTGCCTTGCCGTATTTGTAATAGCTCTGACATATCAACGCTTTCCGCTTATCGTCAAACGCTTTTGAGTATTCTGTTTTCAACAATTCATTTTCCATTCTCAAAAACCCCTTTTTTATTTTTTCGGGAGTATGGGGGACTTAGTAGGCGGTTTTTTAATCCCCCAATAGAGGGGGAGGGGGTGCGTTGCTAGTCCTCTCTTTTGCTCGGTTCGTATAACTACAATTTTACGAACTTTGACGTTTTTCCGTTGTTTATCCGTCTTTTTGTTCGATTTCAATGACTTCTTGTGCCGGATTTGTCAATTTTGGAAGCTCACTATCTGCTAATGCTTGGCTGTTTTGGTTGCCGACCTGCACCGGTGCCGTCTCTGCCATACCGTAAGCCGCCTTTGCAATAAATATCAAATTGGAGTTTGTGCCGGCTTGGTTATGTAACCGGTTGAGCGTGAAAGATTTGCAAATATTGAACCATTTTTTGACTGTGCTACCATGTGCAGTACTAACCCTATACCTACCCATAGACCAATCTGTAAAAGTATTTCTATCAATACCAACTAAAAAACTAAATACTTCCAGTGTTGGCAACACTTTGTATTTAGCACATATACGAACATAGATATTAAATAAATTATCTAATAATTCTATATCGTCATGGCTAGGCTTTTGAATATTATCAGCGATATAAAAAATCATAGATACAAAGTTATCAGCTACGCTTTCTGTATCTCCATCTAATTCAGTGTCTATGTACTCATCTACCAGCCTATATATATCGTTCTGGTATATCTCAATACCTATCTCGCTTTTAACTGTATTACCTTTCACAACATCACCTCCAAATATCCAAAATAAAAAAAACGCCAACACAAGAAAAATAAAAAGTTATCCTCTTGCGTCAGCGTTTATATATGCTGCCGTCTGTGTGCTACTGTTTCCAGAGCAGTAATTTAATATCTGCCCTTACTATACACGATACAAAAGTTATTGTCAATAATAAAATTTATAATATTTATTTGTCGAGTTCGAGCCGTTTTTATAAATCCGGGTGCGGCGTCGGGGAATCTGCCCGACTATATATATATACTTATCTTCTCTAACCTTATCTAATCTAATCTAATCTATTCTATGTTACACTTTGGAAACAGATTGTAACCAAGTTGTTAGCAGAACTGTATACAACTTGGTTACAAGTCGATAACAAACTGATAACAAAAACGCACAAAAAAAGACGGCTAAAAAGCCGCCCTTTCTCTTTCTGGAATCACTCGCCGAGATACTGGCGATATAATTCCTCCCACGCGTCAGCGTCTAAATCACTTTCCAACGCATCCGAAGCCTCGAACGGCTCCGCTTCTTCATGGTCAAGAACGTCGGAAATATCAACAGTGTACTGTTTTCCGTCAACCTCAACCCAGACGTTGGCGGCGTCGTTCTGAACTCCGTTCCCTTTTAGGGCTTCCTGCTGGAATGAATCAAAATCCATTACGGCAAGGTCAAAGTCGGAACCCTCGACGAATTCGCCGCTTTCGTCCGCCTCGAAGTATTCAAGGGCGTACTCTTCAACGTCCGTCAAATGTTCGTTATAGCGAGCATATCTACAACGGAGAGCGGCAAGCTTTTTTTTGGCTTCCTCTTTCTCTTCAATTTTCCATCTTTTCAATTCTTCCGGGTTTTCATCGTTGCCCCAAATTGTGTCACCTTTCTGAAATTTCTTCATTTCCTCGTTTGTTGCTCTACACTCTCCATGAAGTAATCTAATCATATCTAACATATTTTCCACCATTTCACGGCTGCGCCGTGCCTTTCTTTATTTGATAACTCTATTATATAATAATGTGCCTTATATGTCAAGTGTTTTTTTGTGCCTTATTTCAAAATTTTTTCTTCCCTTTCTAACTTTTCCGCAACAGCTAACTTTATAAAATCATTGCAACTACTATAGTTTAGCGCCTTTATCCTTTCTTTTGTCCCTATTGCAAAGCGGCAATTTATGCGTTCAAACTTGCTATCATATTTTTTTACTGCTTTTCTTAGGGATTCCGTTGTCTTTTTTTCTTCCATGTGTAAAACCTCCTTTTTTTGAATTACTTCTATTATATAATAATGTGCCTTATATGTCAATATATTTTATTGTTTTTGTGCCTTATACATATTGCACAATTTTTGTGCCTTATATTTGTGTATTTTGTATATTGTTTTTGTGCCTTATATTTGCTATTATATGTATATCAAATAAAAAAAGGCGGTCGCCCCTACCAAGAACGAACCGCCACCAATCAAAAAAGAAAGGTAAGGGAATTATATCATAGATTCCCGAAAAGGTAAAGAATTATGAAAAAGACAAATAGTAAAGAGGTTATGAAAGCAATCGAAAACAAAATAATTGAAAGTTATGAAGCAGCCGAGGAATATTTTTCATATGACGGGAAAACGGCAAAAACCGAATATAACGAAATTTGCAAAGACATTTTGACAGCTTTTGAAATTGAAAAATGCAAATATGACAACCGGTATATTGCGGGAAGAATCAGCAGGCAGGATTTATTTATTGATTGGATGAGCGGACTACCAACCGCATTTCCTGTTTCTGATGATATTTTTCTAGGCTCTGCCATTGATTGGCTCGCTGATATTTTAGACGAGACGGAAGAGGAAAAAGAAAAATATACAGAGGATAAGGCAGAAATAACAGCGTGCAAGCTGCTTTATAGAGAGCTCGCAAAGCATGCGGAGAAAGCCAAATAATCAAAATTAGCAAGCTAGGATTTACCGGGGTTCGATTCCCCGGCTTGCTTTTCCCTTTTGAGGGATAAAAATAAAAAATAGGAAGGTGGTTATATTATGATAAAAATTGATATGTGGTACAGTGACAAAAAAAGAACAAGCTACGAGTTTAGACATTTATTTTAACGATTTAGGCGCTTTTTACACCGGAAATATTAGAATTTTCGGAAAATCAGTTGGCGATTACTACGCCGACACAGTGCAAGAAATACAAGAAGCTTTTCCACATCTTGCGAAAAAAATTGATGAGTGCTTGAATTAGAAAAAAAAGAAGCTGCGCCGGTTTTTTCCGGCGGTTTCTTTTCGCTATATTGGAGAAAAATAAAAGACTGGAGGCGGTGACATGGTTAAATCATTACAAAAATGGCTAGAGAAATCCGGTTACAATCCGGAAAAAATTAAACTTTTCGGAGGTGGCGAAGCGTTGGAGGTATCAACGCCATACCAAGGACAAACACCAACGGCGGAACAATTCGCAACACTGGCAGAAATCCGGCGGCACGTGTCAAGGCACTATGCCGGGATAAAGGTTGAGCCGCGCGGGTTTTATTCGTCAATTTATATCTATTATAACAATTAGCCGGATGCGTTCCGGCTTTTTGTCGTGCGCTCTGCCTGCTTTTGGTGGGCGTGCGCCCTGCTGCCGTTTTGCTTTTCGCAAATCTCCGGCGGTGTGTTTGCGATACCAAAAACAAAAGATTGTTTTTCCCCTGCCGGATGTATTCCGGTTTAGTTTGGATGAAAAAACGCATAGAACCTTGACAACGCTATATGTTAGCCGTATACTGATTTTATATATCTATGGCAAGTTTATAGGCTCACGAGATAAAAAGGCAAAATAGTAGCATTGGAACGCCTCACAAGGGCAAGCCTTTATTTAGTGTATCTAAAATCAGCAAAGTAAAAAACAGTGCAAAAACTGTTAATATAAATCAATTTGAAAAAATTCACCCTGCAACTATAAAAATAAGTAACCCCGGGGGGTATTAAAAAATTTGCATTATCGGGCGAAAATTCCGAAATCGCAAAAAATCTCTCTCCAACCTTGAAAATTTGAAAGGTAGGGGGGTATCAAAATATTTTGCTTACCGGGCGTAAAAAGAAAGGAGCGTTCAGCATGAACAAAAAGACAAAAGCATTAGACAAGGAAACCTACAAAGAAATCATAACAGCAATCCGCAAAGGGTTTAATTACGGAGAACACGTATTTAAGCCAAACAAACGGCTTGCGACATTACTGGTAGTGCAAGCCAACATCGGAGTTAGAATCTCCGATATACTGCACCTTACGCTTTCAGACGTGGTATACGAGAGCGGTCGCTATCATCTGGATATTGTAGAGCAGAAAACCGGCAAGGGAAGAAACTTCACGGTTCCAACTGAATTATTCCAATTCTTAAAGCAGTACACAGAGGATAACGGCATTGCACCAACCGCAAGAATCTTTCCAATCAGCGAAAGAGCCGTACAGAAACAATTGAAGATTGTAGCGGATTTCTTTGGAATTGACGGAATATCAACTCACAGTTTCCGGAAATTCTATGCTACGGAAATGTATCTAAATAACGATTATGATATAGAGTTGGTGCGTCATTTACTCCAGCACTCATCCAGTTCCACAACGCAAAGATATATCGCTATCAGTGAAAAACGTGTTGAGAACGCATTGAAGAATCATTTGTGTATCATCTAATTGTATGGTACACTGTAAAGGTCTAAAGCCAATATAATACGGCAACCATTTATTTCTCCCCCCGGTTGCCAATTAGACAAAAAAGTAGGAGCCTTTTCCATAATTTAGGCTCCTATTTCTTATTATTATATTACGAGTTGGACTAATCTTGAACTAATATTGGACTAAAACAACTAAACTTTCTTAAAGATTAGACCATTCTTTAAGCGTTCTCAATGAATCCTTGAATTGCTTACAGAAATCACGTGAAACAGAACTATTTCTGTCCGTAATTTTTTCTAAATACTCTTCAACCTTTTCTGTGTCAAATTTTTCCTCATATGTTTTCAATTTATCAATTGCTAATTCCTTGAGGTCATTTCGCTCCTGCTTATGAGCTTCAATGTTCTCCTCTTTTGAAATTTCGCACGTAAAGAAAAATGAGGACGCTTTATCAATATCTCAATACAACTTACGAATTGTGGCTACAATGCTATCCTTGGAGTGTATAATGAAAAGGATGCCGTCGTAGCACTGTTCCCTTTCATATTTCACGTGAAAGTATTTTTCATACATACGCTTCACGTATTCATCTGATAAGCGTTCTCCGCGCTTTTCTAATATTCTGGCATCCTGCAAACCAAGTTTTTCAGATTCTAATAACATTTTCATCATTTCTTCTTTGCTCATAACATACATCCCTTTCTATTTCTTCTTATTCTTTTTCCTCGCAACTAATTCCTGCAAAGAAATCGTCATTTACTTATAAAAATCTATTACATACTTCTTCAAAAAAATCTAACTTTGCCAGTCTAATTGCTTCAGCTAAAGTAAAGTCTCCACCTATATTTTCTTTGATTTCTTTTGCATAAGGAACAAAACTTTCACATCTTATTCCTTCATTTTTTGAAACAACATAATCTTTATAAATCAGTGATAATTCTTCGTTTGTCTTATCGCTATATGGAATTTTCATTTTATATCACCTCTTCTAATCTTTACTTCGATTTTGATTCTATTCTTTTTGCAATTTTTTTCAACTCTTTTATTTTTCAATTTCCTTTTTTACAAGTCCAATTCCCTTTATTATTGTATCAGTCCTTGATAGATTTAATTTTTCTGAACAATACTCAATATCTTGTTTCTCTTGCTTTGTTAATCTGATGTTGAGTTTTTCTGTTCTGGAAACGTCTTGTAATGGTGGTCTACCAGTTCTTGGTGACAAATTATCATCTCCTTTCTATTTATGTCCTTGCATAAATCATTATAAATTATGTACGCACATAAGTCAACCCCTAAATGCAAAAAAATAGAGACAATATAAAATTATACTGTCTCTATCCAATAAATCTAGTTATCAAGCATTTCGTTTACCCTCTGCATATTATCTCCAGTATCATACACAATCACGCATGACCTGCCAAAATAAAAAACTGCTAAGAATATAACGCAAATCAAAATAACTATCAAAAGTCTTTTCCACATATGAATTACAACCTTTCTCTATACTAACTAAATAAAATACCGCTCTTCATTATATACCAAAACACAGAAAAACAAAGGATAATAAGATTGAACATCATATCCCTCGTTTGCTCTAAATGAGCTATAGCATTTGAAACCAATCGTCCAAGCGAGCGGAATAAGTGCCAATAGATAATATTCTTCGACCAATATTCCAACTAAACTAATAACATTGGTTACTGCCGCTAACATATTTGCAATGAACGAATTCTTCAATTCCTTTGATTTGCAGATTATATAACCACAATGTGGACAACTCTCTGCCGTATCACTTACCTGACCTTTACACTCCGGACATCTTATCAATGACATTTCTGAATCCCCCTATTCTATTTTATCAAAAACCTAAAAACAAAAATATTTAGCAAACCAATCACAATAACAACCCAATCATCAATAATGTATTTGTTCTTCCCCTGCCTTACTAAATCAATTATAGCCAATAACATAGCAAGAACGGCAAGTATCGTAGAATATCCCGGTGTTGGAAATAATATTGATATTCCGCACATTACTGCACTGACTATTCCAAGCGGAGAATGTTTCTTTTTTACATACATGGGATTTCCACAATTTGGACATTTGTTTGCATTATCACTTATTTCTTTTCCGCACTCCGGACATTTAATCAAAGCCATGAGCAATCCCTCCTCTTTTATTTTTGATTGTATATTATCATACTTGACTATATTTGTCTATAATGCAGTTCTTAATGTTTGGAATACATTGTTTGTTATGCTAATTATTTCATCTGCGTATGTTGCCAAAAAGTCGCAAAACATTTCTTCCTGCTCCAAAGTCATATCAATTCCATATGAAAACATTGCGCTATGGCATATCTCATGTAGCAAAACTTTGCGTAAAAAACCGCCACGCAAAATATTTGATATATAAATTGTTTGATTATTTCTATCGCACATTCCGCAAGTATAACTTCCGTCACTTCTTTGTAGCATATTGCTATACGGTGATACTGTTACTATATTCCAAACAAAACCATTCATAGTATACAATTTAACCACTCCAATCAAAAAGGGGCAATTACGCCCCTTTAATTCTTTTTGTTAAAACTTCTGCAATAATGTTTGCATTTTTGTTTTGAGTAAATTTTTTTCTTCCTGCGAACTATCCGCAATCATTTCCGTAATGTCTTTTGATAATTCACCCATGTACTTTTCTAATTCTTTCATTTTGTATTGCTTATCCGCCGGTGTGTCTGCTTTGTGCATTTCTTTTGATTCCATGTACGACATACGGCTCATTCCGCTTCTGCCCTCTCTGGAATCTCTCATCTTCATGTTTTTATCCATTCCGGTATCAGTGTAATACATAAGACCGTCTCTTTTTTTATCCATATCTCTGTACCATTCCGGGTCATGTTCACGGTACATTTCCGGCGTCATATGGTAGTATGGTTCGTCATATCCTCTACGGTACGTTCCACGTCCTTTCGGAGCAAATCTTCCGTCAGCGTATCGGTATTTGTCATAAAATCTTCTTCCGTCTCCGTAACGCTCAAACATTTCAAGCGTTTCTTCCAAGTTTGATTCATCCATTGTCTTTGTCAAGGTTCTGTAGTACATTGCTTCCGACAAATCTTTCATCATGTCTACTACTTTTCCCATTTCGCAAGTATCGACATTTTCGATTCCAGATTCCATTTCGCTTTTGGCACATTCGGAAAGTTTTTCAATCATACAATGCATTCTTTTAATATCCATCTCAATCACCTCCACCGGTTGTAACGATAGTTCCATCACCGTTTATTGCATTTAATCTGTTGTCTGGAGCGCAAGCAATTCTTCCAAGCAATTTGAAAACCCCGCTATTTGACGTGGTTTCAACTCTTGTACTGTATTTTGTTCTTGTTCTGATACTACAAGCCGTTGCCTGCGTACAATCACATTTTGTCAGTGGATAAAGTACCGTACCAGTTCCAATCTGGATATATACCGGAGCAGAGATTGTTGTTTCTGCCGGAATGCTCTGTGCCACAACAATGCAATATTTTGAATCATCGTTATAACTTCCTTCCGGTATTCTGATAACAAGACCAGTGCCGGCAGTAAATGTAACTGCCTGACTTATAATCAATTTCTTGCAAAGTTTGCATACGTTTTTACAATTACTCATAATATACCTCCTAAAAATCAATATGGGATAAGCCATAGACCTATCCCATAGAGTAATAATCAGCCTAGTTCGGCGAGTTTTTCTGATATTCTGTTTTAATTCTTCTGTATATTAGCAACAACCGCAACCGTTGTTAAGACCTACTCCATAAGCGGACTGGTAAGGTGAGCAAGTGATGTAAGCTGGTACGGCAGTAGGTCGAAGTTCTTTCACAAGCTCTTCTTTTGAAAGAGCAGACTTAAGTGTCTGATTTTCGGCCTGTAATGTTGCCAGCTTGTCGTTTACAAGGAAGTCAAGGATGCTTCTTGTGTTTGCGTTCTGATTGTCGATAATATCTCTTGTATTGTTGCACATCGAGTTCTGGAGTGCGTTTGTCTGCGTTGAAATGTTGTAATTCACGCCCTGAATAGCTTCTCTTGTTGCACAGCAGCAGTCGGAAATCTGATGAGATACGTCATTGAATCCCTGCTGGTTCTGAAAACCAAGCGTACAGATTGAGTTATCAAGAGTTCTGAAATTGCTGTTGATTGTGTTGTTCAGCGCATAGTTACTGTCTGCCAGTCCGTATGTCTGCTGGTCGAGTTTGCTAATAAGCGTCTGCTGGTCTACTGCGGCTCTAACATCTGCCTGTGTAGCACAAGGAACGGATGCTCTGTCACCGCCGTTGCCGTAACCGCTGCCAAATCCATTACCCCATCCGCCAAAAATAGCAAACAAGATAATCAAGACCCACCAGCCGTTTCCATCGCCCCAGCCGTCTTTGTTGTTTCCTGTCACTGCCGCAATATCGGCAAGACTAGGTGAATTTCCGTTAAACATTTTGTTTACCTCCATTGTTTTATTTACAAATGGGAAACTAGTTTTAAGCGCACAACCCAAAATGTACTAACGTAAATTGCATCTTTGCATAATTGATTTTCTTATTTCATCCGGTGTAGTTCCTTTTTCTTTGCAGACGTTTTCTGCAAATTCCTGTAATCCTCTTGAATCTCCATTTCTATACATCTCAATAGCATTTTTCGCCATAGGGTTACTCATAACTTCATTGTTTTTTGTAATTTCTTCTAAAAATTTCTGTGGATTTCTCATTGCTTTCATAAAACTAATTGGATTAAGCATCTGTATCACTCTCCTTTTTAGTCGTAGTCGAAGATTTAGTGTTTCTAGTTGAAGATTTAGTCGAAGTTTTAGTCAAAGACGATTCCAAGTTAGAGATTTTGTTTTCTAACTCATCGAATCTTTTCATAATTACTTCTGTGACCTCTTCTGATATGTCTATTTTGCTTTTTGTGTTGTCCTGTGTCGGATTGTTAGGTTCTGTATCTAAAACTGGCTTAAAAGTCAAAATATGAGTTCTCCCATTTGCAAGCCATTGTTTTCCAAATATTTCCGTTCCGTCTGCTTTTGGAAAATAATATATATTCCCATCCATCGGAATGTCTGTTGCTTTTACAACGTCAATGCTATCAACAACTTTTCCAATAAAACTTGTCTGTTGTGATGTTGCCTGCATTTGAGAATTTTGCATAGGCGGTTGTAAGTTCTGCTGACAATTTTGTAAAAAGTTCATTCTTTCTGCGTATGGATTTTGAACATATCCATTATTCATCGGATAAAAGCTCTGATAATTTTGCATCCGGATTCTCCTTTCTTATTTTACCAATAACATTTTCAAACACGCTAACGGCTGTAGCCTGCGTTCCAATAGGTATTCTCTGCATTTCATTTTCGCTAAAAATCATTTCAAGAATCTCGTCTTTGAACATATCAATCACTCCTTACAATTAAAACTTACACCAAAAAAAGACGGATAAACCGTCAGAAATCATTCAAAATTTATTCATATGTATTATTGGAAACAATGCTCTTTTCTTACAATCACGTACTTTGTTTAGTGTAAAACAATGTATTAAATTATTTACACCATTTATACACCATTTTCATAAAAAATATAGTTATTTATAGATATTTATGCGAAAGTTAAAAATCCTCTATATACCGAAAACAACGCATTTTCGCCTTTTTGAACATTTCAATTTTCAAAGGTGGCGAGATGGTTCGTCAGATGATTAAGAAACAGGAAGAGAGCATGAAATAATCGCAGCCTAAATGCGAAATAAAAGAGGACAGCCGCTTTGCTGATAAAATTGCTTAGCGGCTGTCTCTTTGTTCTAAATCCATTTGTATCTGTTCTAAATAATGGACAAATGTTCCGGAATAGGTCGAAATTTCATATGCAGGATCTAATTCTTCATATTTGAAATGCTTTGCTCCGCCCTCTTCCATCCGTCTCCAAAATCTATCTAACTTTGCATACGGCAGATACATAAAGGTATCTTTTGCTTTGAAATAAATCAATAAAAATGCAATGCCGTCCTGCTCCTCAAACTCTTTCATAAAGCGAATCTGATGTTCATGCACATTCGCAAGCGGAAACCGATCAGTCGCACATTCCTTCGCATCAAAACATATCGGAATTCCCTGAACAACCCCGATGTAATCCACCGTACTTTTCTGTTCAAAGTAAGCAAGCGTAATATGTCTTGTTGTCTGGTCTATCGTAATCGGTTTAATCGGCGTTGGCACCTTCTGTACAAGTGCCAGTTTCTGCGAGCGGTATTTGTCATTTGTCATATTTACAAGTTCTTCCAAAAAAGAACCGCGAAGTCCTCTCGAATTCCAGGTTGCCA